GCAAAAGCGTGGTATGACCAAAGGCATGAACCTCGGCGATTCAGGGCCATCTATCGGTGTAGAAGGTGGTGGTATGAAGCGCGGTGGCAAAGCCAAAAAAATGGCGGCTGGCGGTTCAGCATCAAGCCGTGCTGATGGTATCGCGTCACGTGGTAAAACCCGTGGTAAATATTGCTAAGGAATTCATATGAAACCCCAACTCAATAAAGAAGATATCGAGCCTATTTCTGGTCCTGATATGGTGCATCACGACGACTTTATCAGCAAGTACGAAGATGGTGGTCACAAGCATCACTCAAGTATGTATAAGGCACATGCTGCTGGGCATACACCGCATGCAGACCATATCAAGGCAATGTGTAAAGGCGGTAAGGCTTAATTATGCTGTCGTCACGTGGTATGGGTGATATTAGCCCATCAAAAATGCCCGGCAAGAAGAAGATCATTCGCAAGGATGATCCGAACGAGGTCGATGTATACAAGCGTGGCGGTGCAGTATGGGATAAGCCCAGACCTAAAATGCTGGGTAAACCCAAAAAGTTAAGTTCAGACAAGAAGTCAAAAGCGAAAGAGATGGCTAAAGCTGCCGGCCGTCCTTATCCAAATCTAGTTGACAACATGCGGGCAGCAAGGAAGAAATAATGAAGATTTTGTTTAGTTTAGAGCACACCGTAGCTGGGGATATTTTGAATATTCTTCGTCGTTTGCCATTCCAACCGCACTTCTTGAAGGATTTTGAGGAGCAATTGGAGAAGATGGTTGCTGCAGATAGCCCAAAAGACCCTGAAGTAGTGACGCCTACGCCTGCAGTTGATCCTGCAGTTGATCCTGCTGTAGCCGCAGATTCGGTTCAATAATGACAACATCTAGCACGGACTCATTTAACCTACAGCTAACTGAGTTAGTTGAAGAAGCCTATGAAAGATGCGGCAAAGAAATGCGTTCGGGCTATGATTTGCGTACGGCGCGGCGCAGCATTAACTTGATGACAATCGAGTGGGCTAATCGCGGTATTAATTTGTGGACGATTGAGCAGGGTCAGATACCGATCAATATCAATGCGGGGCAGATTAGTTACCCATTGCCTACCGATACGATTGATTTGTTAGATCACGTTGTGCGTACGGGTACTGGACAGAATCAAGTAGATATTAATATCACACGTATTTCTGAATCGACGTATAGCACCATTCCGACAAAGAACGCGACAGGTCGCCCGATTCAGGTATGGATTGATCGGCAGTCAGGTAACACGAATGCTGTTGCATCCACGACAATTACGTCAGGTATCAGCGCAACTGACACTACGATTACGGTGTTTAGTGCGGCAGGATTGCCATCGCAAGGCTACATCCAGATTGATAGTGAGATTATTCTGTACCAGAACGTAAGTGGTAATCAATTGCTGAACTGCTTTCGTGGGCAGAATAATACTACGGCTACATCTCACGCGATCACTGCGACAGTGACGCGGGTATTCCTGCCCAATATCAACATCTGGCCTACGGGTGTACCCGGTACTACGTATACGTTTGTTTACTGGCGCCTGCGCCGCCTACAAGATTCTGGCAATGGTGTTAGCACACAGGATATTCCATTCCGGCTATTAAATGCGTTTGTAGCGGGCTTAGCTTGGTATTTAGCGCCTAAAATTGATGGCATGGACCCTAACCGGGCTGCGGCACTCAAAGCTGAATACATGGAACAGTGGGACTTAGCTTCATCAGAGGATCGAGAAAAAGCGTCTGTTCGGTTTGTACCTAGACAATTATTCTATTGAGGTAGATAATGCCTTCAAAATTTTCGTCGGGTAAATATGCGATTGCCGAATGTGACCGGTGTGGGCAGCGGTATAAACTCAGCGAACTACGAAAAGAAGTTATCAAGACCAAGTTATTTCAGATTAAAGTATGCCCCACATGTTGGGACCCAGACCATCCACAGTTATCATTGGGTTTATATCCGGTCAATGACCCGCAGGCTGTACGCGAACCTAGACCAGATGTAAGTTACTATAGTTCTGGGTTAAACTCCAACAATAATCCGGCTGATGGTAGCAGGCAGTTTCAATGGGGATGGAATCCAGTAGGTGGTTCAAGTTCGTTTGATGCGGCACTGACACCCAACGATTTAGTTTTAAACATATCAATTGGTACGGTTACAATTACGACTACATAGGAGTAGATCATGGGTTACAGAAGCGCTGCAGATGGAGTTACACAATCAAGTAAAACCAAGGGTAAGAACCTTGGTGATGATGGCAAGAAAATGGGCATCGAAAGCGGCAAAGGTAAAAAGGGCGCATCGTCCGTTACTGGCGAAGCAATGAAGAAAATGGGCCGAAACATGGCTCGTGCAATGAACCAAAAGTGAGCTAATCATGGCAAAAGATATCAAACCAACTAAGAAGAATAGCCCTGCTATTACGCTTGGTAGAGCTCGGGATAATAAGCCCGCCGAAAGTTATGCTGCCCCTCACACCATGGCCGGCAAAAAAGTAACAGGTGAAACTCCGAAAGCTCCTTATGCCCACGAGAAAGCTGCTAAAGATGTCGAAGTAGCCGATCCAGTGTATAACGGTCCAAGCTATGGTATGGCAAAAGAAAAGCGTGTCGGTATGGAAACACGCGGTAATGGTGCAGCTACCAAAGGTCGTAAAGCATACGGCCCCATGGCATAAAATATGAATTACATCCAATTACAACAAGCGATACAAGACTACAGTGAAAATACTGAGTCGCTGTTCATTCAGAATATTCCTACGTTTATTCAGGAAGCCGAAGATCGTATATACAACTCGGTTCAGTTGCCATCGCTGCGTAAGAATGTAATTGGCACAATGACTAGCAGTAATCAGTACTTGTCTTTGCCTAACGATTGGTTGTCAGCATATTCATTGGCAGTGATTGACAGCTCAGGCAACTATACGTACTTACTCAGTAAAGATGTTAACTTCATACGTGAGGCATTTCCTGCGACAACTTACACGGGTATGCCGCAATACTACGCGTTGTTTGGCTCTCAAGCCAACAATGTCAATGAGTTATCAGTCATCCTTGGTCCTACACCCGACCAAAACTACAACGTTGAGTTGCATTACTTCTACTACCCACCAACGATTGTGCAAGGCATAATCACAACTGCAACAGTTACAGCATCTGGCTCGGGCTATATAAGTGGTATTTATACTCAAGTGCCCTTGATAAGCGGCAACGGCCAAAATGCTCAGGCTACGATTGTCATTACCGGTGGAGTTGTTAGCGGATTTACTGTAACAAGTGGCGGTACATTGTATGTTGTAGGTGACGTATTAGGGTTCAATGCAGCCGCTATCGGCGCAGGTTCTGGTACTGGGTTCTCTGTCACAGTGACTGCTATATCTAATGCTACAGGCACAAGTTGGTTGGGCGATAATTATGATCCAGCATTGTTCTATGGTGCTATGCGCGAAGCAATGTTGTTTATGAAGCAAGAACAAGATTTAGTTGCCTACTATGAACAGAAATATACCGAAGCTGTTACCCAATTGAAGCGTTTAGGCGACGGGCTGGAACGTGGCGATAGCTATCGGGACGGGCAAGTAAAGTTGCCTGTAAATACATGAAAAAATGCCGCATCTGTCTAAATGAAAAACCATTGGATTTGTTTCCAAGCCATAGCTTGTATAAAGATGGTAAAGAGACTCGATGCAAGGTGTGTTTAGCTGCGTATCGCAAAGAAAAATGGGATAATAATTTGAACGTTTCTCGTTCATATGGCAGAAAATATAAAGCAAAAAATAAAGCCATTATTGCTGAGCGTAATAAACAGTACGTGGAGCAAAATCCAGAAATACGCAAAGCAACAATGAAAAGTTATCGCTTGAAAACAAAACCCCAACAAGCTGCGTACGTACGCAAACGGCAAGCGTCTTTGCTACAAAGAACGCCTGCGTGGTTAACTGCTGATGATCACTGGATGATGGAGCAAGCGTATGAACTTGCTGCTCTGCGCACTAAAATGTTTGGATTTAAATGGCACGTTGACCATATATTACCTTTGCAGGGTAAAATTGTTTCTGGACTCCATGTCCCCACAAATTTGCAAGTAATTCCGTGGCTAGATAACATCAAAAAACACAACCGGTACGAGGTTACATCATGATTGTCCAAACTTCGTGTACAGTCTTCGGACAGAACTTACTCAAGGGCGTAGAAAACTTTACGCCTACTTCACCGTATGTGTACAAAATTGCGTTATACACGGCTTTGGCTTCGCTCGATAATACGACTTCGGCATATAGTTCAGCCAATGAGGTAGTGGGCGCAGGATACACGGCTGGCGGAAATATCATTACGCCTACCACAATTAGTATTGACATAGCCAATAATGTTGGGTTTGTATCATTTAACAACGCTATTTGGACTCCAGCCAGCTTCACTTGTAGGGGTGCATTAGTTTACAATAGCACAACCGGTGCAGCTTGCTTTGTTCTAAATTTTGGGTCTGATAAAACTTGTGCATCTAGTTTTACTGTGGCTTTTCCAGCGGCAACGTCGTCCACCGCAATTCTTCGTATTACGTAAGGAAACATAATGATTAAAGAACTTGGAAGCTGTGGTGACATGGCAGAAATTAAACTAAACGCCGGCGCGGTTAAAGATGAATCGGTTGGTGTTGAAGGCATGTACCATGTAGAGTGCCGCGATGCAGATGGTAACTTGAAGTGGGTTGAAACTTTTCCAAACTTGGTCAATGCTGTTGGCAAACAATTGATGTTTGATACGCTACTGCGCACTTCCGGCACGTACACTACTGTTGGGCCGTTTTTAGGATTGATCGGTACAACCAGCCCGACATTCGGAACAGGTTCAGACACAATGACTTCCCATGCGGGTTGGACTGAGTTTGTCAACTACACAGTCGGTGGTTCAGCCGTTCGTGGCACTGCGGTGTTTGCGGCATCTACATCGTCAGGTTCTACCCCAGCTAACGTCACAACGTCTTCGGCTACAGCTATTACCTACACCATTACAGGTGCGGGCGGTAACGTAACGGGTTGCTTCTTGGTAACGGGTTCTGGCGCAGTATCAACGCAAAGCAGCACGGCAGGTGTCTTATATAGTGCTGGAGCATTTGCTAGTGCCAAGTCCACAACAGCAGGTGACACAGTAAGCGTTACATATTCGACGACTGCTACTTCCTAAGGAGCTTTGAATGGCTCTCCAGTTATTTGATAGGGTTCAGGTAACTGCTACTGCAAACACCACGGTAAGTTTCACGTTAGGTTCTGCGGTAGCAGGGTTCCAATCATTTTCCGTAATGACCAACGGAAATACTACCTATTATGGCTCTAGCGATGGAACTAACTGGGAAGTTGGTATCGGTACGTATTCAACGACTGGCCCCACGCTGACCCGCACTACTATTTTGTCATCAAGCAATGCCGGTAGTGCTGTTACATTTACAAGCGCTCCAACAGTGTGGATCGACTACCCTGCGGGTAAATCAGTTAACTTAGACGCATCAAACAACGCGGTATTACCTGCGGGTTTAACGGTTACAAACGATGCGTCCATCCACGGTGTAGCTGTAGGTCAAGGTGCGGGTTCAATATCCACAAATACGGCAGTTGGCGCTACCGCATTAAATGCCAATACAACAGGCGCAAATAACACCGCTGTTGGATTTTTAGCAGGTTTAAACAATACGACTGGCGCAAGTAATACGGCGCTTGGTGCTACATCACTTGTATTCAACACCACTGGCTCACAGAACACCGTAACAGGAAGTTTGGCACTTCAGAACAACACAACTGGTGGAAATAATACCGCTCTCGGTTATCTCGCATTACAAAACAACACGACGGGTGGAAATAGTACTGCTTCAGGTCTTCAGTCTTTGACTAACAACACAACTGGAGTCGCAACAGTAACTATATCGAATGCGGGCACTGGGTACACTGCTGGAACATATCCGGGAGTTCAGCTAACGTATGTTTCCGGTACGGCGGTTAACTCTGGTGGTACATATCCAATTGCTACGATCGTAGTTGATGGCACCACAACGGTTGTAACGGTAACGATTACTTCTCCCGGCACGCGGTTCAAAGATACAACCACGGTAATGACTGCACCTGCTGCGTCTATTGGTGGCACGGGCTCAGGCTTTACGGCTACAGTAGCTACATTGGTTGCAGGGCAAAACAACAGTGCGTTCGGCTATCAATCTTCTTTGGCCAACACGACAGGTTCATCAAACGTTGCCGCAGGATATCAAGCATTATTAAGCAACACCACTGGGAGTAATAACACAGCTCTCGGTCAAAGCGCTGGATCAACTACAACTACGGGGTCAAACAATACATATATCGGTTACAGTGCAGCAGGTTCGGCTGCAACAAACACTAATGAATTGGTTGTTGGGTATAGTGCCGTTGGTCTTGGCTCAAACACTATTGTTATTGGTAACTCGTCCCACACAGCAGCAACCATCTATGGGGCGCTCAGTACCGGTACAAATATAACAACATCATCTACTACCAATATTGCAACAGGTGCTACGGCATCTGGTCAGACCAACACAATTAACTTTGGTACGGGTAGTGGAATCGTAGGATCATCCACGGTTATTAACTTAGGGCCACTTAGTTCACAAAATACAGCTATAAATTTTTATGGCACGACTAACTTTCAAAATAGTGTTGTTTTTGCAAACGCATCAACATCTATTTCCGCCACTAGCTTAGTTGGCGGCTCGTTTACAGTAGGCGGTGCATCGCAAACAGGTACAAATACTTTTGGTCAGTCTACCGTTACGGGCACTACAAACATTGCCTCGGGCGTAACCTCTACTGGTAACACTAAAACAGTAAACATCGGTGCAAACAGTGCGTCAGGATCGACTACCAACATTACAATCGGCGGAGCTAACGCCGGTACTACAACAATCAATACGCTAAACGTTGGATTGGGTGCTGGGGTAGTTGCTACAAATACGGTTGTCGGTGCCTCGTCCACAATAGCAAACACTACAGGAGC